TTAGATAATGTGGATAATTATCTACAAAAGCTTAAAGAATGGTCAGACTATATAATCAACAATGATTTTTGGTGGAATGACAAAGAATTAAGCAAATATAAATATCATAATAAATGGATTGATATAGATTTATATTTATATTGGTCTAAAATGCTTAGATTAAGTAAAAAGTTAAGCTTAAAAGGTCTTGCTATTCAACTTAATTATCCTGTAGTACAAGAATTACCATTTGATCCTGCAATGAGCTTAAATCATGCTCAAATTGATGAATTAAGGCACTATAATAGTGTACATGATTTAGGTATTACTCAATTGTTATATGATAACATGTTAGGTGATGTAAAGTTAAGACAATATATTAGTGAAACATATGATTTAAAATGTTATAGTTGGGATGCTCCTAAGATTGCATCTGAATTATTATTACAAGAATATTGTAAATTAACTAAACAAGATCCAAAATATGTTAAATCACTTAAGTTTCAACATATTAATAAGTTAGAGTTACCTAAAATTAGTTTTAAAATGGATTGTTTTAAAGATTTATATGATGAAATGTCAAATTCTTTAAATGAATTTAGCAAAGAAATTATTATAATCAGCCATAACACTACTTTAAAACTGACTTATGGTAAAGGTGGTTTACATTCAGTTAATAAGAATGAATCTTATTATGAAGATGATGATAATTGTATAATAACTTCAGATATAGCTAGTTTATATCCAAATCTTATTATTAATTATGGATTATTAAGGCAACCTGAAGTGTTAGATAAATATACTAATGTTAAATCTGATAGGATTAAAGCTAAAAAGAATAAAGATAAATCTAAAGATGCTTTGTTAAAATTAATTCTTAATTCAACATCAGGTATGATTGACAATCAATATTCTTGGTTATATTATCCAGAAGGTGCAATGAAGCTTAGATTGATGGGTCAATTAATTCTTACTATGACAATAGAAAGATTAATACTAGCTGATTATCAAGTAATTAGTGCAAATACAGATGGTATAGAAGTTATTGTTCCTAAAGATAAAGTATTAGAATATAAAGCAATTGTTGATCAAGTTGGTAAAGAATTTAACTTAGAGTTTGAACATGATACTTATCAAAAAATTATTTACATGAATGTAAATAATTATTTAGCTGAAGGATCTAAGATTAAACAAAAAGGTTTATTTGTTGAAAAACCTGAATTAGGTAATAGTGTAGATTATCTTATTATACCTAAAGCATTAAAAGCTTATTATATTGATAATATTAAAGTTGAAGATTTTGTTAAATCACATACAGATATATTTGATTTCTGTTGTTCGCAAAAAGTAGATAAAAGTTATCATGTAATGTGGACAGATACTAATTTTGTATCTAGCAAACAGCAAAGGTTAAATAGATTTTATGCTTCAACTAAAGGTGGTTATATTTATAAATGTAGAGATAACAAAAAAAATCACATGTTAAAAGATTCAGGTGTAATGATTTACAATAATCATAATCCTGATATATTTCCTACAGATGTTAATTACAAATTCTATATTGCTGAAATTAATAAGATTATTAATCAGATAAATAATAATTCACAATTAAGTTTATTTTAATATGGAAATAAGAGAAGGAATAATTTATAAATCTAAATCAGGTAAAAAAGCTTGTATATCTAAAATTGATAAAAATAATATTGAAGTTTATTTTGATGATAATAAATCTGATATAGGATTTGATCCTGTTGATGTTGTTCTTAAACATTTTAAAGATGAACATTTTAAACTAATACATTATCCTTATAAATTAGGTGATTGGGTTTATGATATTGATGAACAATATACTAAAAGTCATAAAACTCCTAGAATTACACAAATTACTAAAATAAAAAAAGATAATTCTTATGTTAGATATTATGTTAATGATGAAGATTCTGGAGTAAATGAAGAATACTTTCAAGTAGAATACAGACCTTGTTTTGATCATGAAATACCTAAAGAAAAAATTAAAAAAGAAAGTATGACTTACTTAATAAAGTTTTTAAAAAAAAGAGGAATAATTTAAATAATAAATATGGAAAAAGAAATGCTTGATGTCTTAAATAAGACTTATGATAATAGGATATTAAGGAAAAAAACTGTACCTTTATTCATGTCAAATCCAGGGATAGGTAAGACTACAATTATTAAAAAGTTTGTAGAAGAAAAAGGTGTTAACATGGTTAAGATAACACTAAGTCAAAGAATGCCAAATGAAGTAGTGGGTATGGTTATGCCTGATGTTAAAAGTGGTAAGTTATTAGTTTATGATAGTCATGAATTAAATTCTTTAAAAGATGGTGATGTATTATTTTTTGATGAGGTATTTAATGGTACTCTAAAGCAAACTTTAGATGCTGTATTAAACTTATTAGAAGATCGAATGTTGCCATCAGGTAAAAAGTTAGCTGATGTAATGATAGTGTCTGCAAGTAATCCACAAGGGTTAATTAATTTAACTCCTCAAATTAAGGAAAGATTTATTAGGTATGATTTAAAATTTAATTCTGAAGAGTATCAAACTTTGATGAAAGATAAATATGGTATGCCTAATAGTATTTCTAAACATTTGTGTACATTAATTAGTAAAGAAAAGTTTGATCAAGATACTTGGGATTATGTTACTCCAAGAAGTGTTGAGAAAGCAATAAACCAAATTGGTTGTGAATTAGAAAGTCCTTATGGACATTTATTAATTCCTTTTCTTAGTCAGAAAATAGTATCTCCAGCAGATATTAAATCAATTAATGTAAATAAAGGAGATGAAGTTGAATATATAAATTTACTAAAACTAATAATACAAAATGATAACAAAAATCACAAGTAAGAAAGTAGAAATACCAACAATATTTCTAGTTGAGAATGAGGAAGATTTTAAGAATCTACCCAAAGGATTACCTTATATCATAGGTAGCAAAGAAGAATTAAGTTTTATAACTGTATTCTTAGAATTTCAAGTGTTATATAAATCTTGTTTAAAGACAGGTATACCAATTAAATGGTTAGATTGTTTAAGAAAGATTGGATATAATTCTAATAGTATTAGAAATTACACATTAAATTCAGGTGGAGAATACTATGAAGGTGGTAGTGGAAGATATGAATTAAAAGTAGATGATTTTATTGAAGATCAATATTTTGTTGACTTTGATAGATTATCTCAGTTAAAAATCTTACCAGTATGGTTAGAAGATATTAAAGCTAGTATTGAAACTAACATTATTGATGAAGTTACTTTTGATCCTACAGCATTTAATAAACAATTAGGAATGAACATTGGTTATGGTAATATTAAACATAATATGAAGAATCTATTAATACTAGATATTTCATCATCTATGCCTAAGTCAGTAGTATTAACTATTACTAATTTAGCTAAGTTAATGTCTAAGAAATTCTATGCTGATGTAATCTTAACAGGTAGAGAAAGTTATTTGATAGATTATAATGACGTACCTAATACTGATATTGTAGGTGCAGTAGGAGATTATGGTGGAGGTAATGAAGGAGAAATGTTTAATCAGATTATAAAAAGTAATAATGAATATAATACTGTTATTTCTTTTGGTGATAATGATAATCCTGGATACTATGCAAGTAGAGGAGATAAATGTAATTTTAAAACTCAAACATTATATTCATTACATACTGACAAAAACAGTGATAATGTAACTGGTTATGCAAGATCATTTACTCCTAAGACTACTATTAAAGTAAGAAACTGGATTAACACAATAAACAAATAAATATAAACCCTAAAACCCAAAAAACAAAATGGAATTTTTAACAGCAAAACAATTAGAATTAAATGCAGCAGGTTACTTAATCAGCAAAGAATCTAAGAAACCAGTAAATCATGTAGATTATGTTAAACAACAACAATCAGCAGAATATCTTGTTAAGTTTGCAGAAGCAATTAAAGATAAAAACTTTACAGCAAGTAAAGTTGATAATTTACAAGAAATTAAAGCTAGTGTAATAGCAGCTATTAATGATACTGCTAAATCTTATGTATCAGCACCTAGTAAACCAACTAGCAAAGTTCAAGATGAATTAGTTAAATATGCATTAGATTTTGTTAATTATGAAGATTCTAAAGTAGAAGTTTCTAAGATGAATGAAGTTATGAATGAATTTAATAAAATTGATGATGTAGAATCAGTTGGTGATTATTTCTCTGAAGGTGTTGTTAAGTTAAATGCTATTTATAGTATTAAACAAATTTTAGCAGCAGTTAAGATTACATCAGAAAAATTAAAATAATATAATAAATTAGGTGCTTGTTCAAGTACAAGGTTAAATGACTGGTGATAGCGGTCAGCCTATTTATTTTAAAACAACTTAAATGAAAGAACAAATTGATAATGCTATTGAATTATTAAAAAAACAAGAGATTAATGGATGTATTACAGGTAGTTGTCTTTTAGATTACTTTGAAGGACAAGACATTGACTTATTTACTTATGATAAAGCTAGTTTTACAAAACTACTTTATTTTATGTATTATAATCCAATGTTTAATATCTTAGATCCATTAGAAAAACATAAGTTTGAAGAATTTACAAATGAAGATAAATCTTCGTTAGATTCATTAGGATTAATTACAATCAAATTTAAATATAATTTATGTGTAGATGTAAATGTTATATTTAAAAAGTTTAACAAAACTTGTTTTGATGTAGTTAGTAATTTTGATTTAGATATTATAACAACAGCTTATGATATTAAAACAGGTAAAACTATTTCATTAAGAGAATCTACAGGTAAAGTAGGCACTTGGAATAAATGGAATAATACATTTTACAAATGTAACTTCTGGGGTACTAAACGTCTTTTAAGACAGTTTGAAAGAGTAGTTAAATATACACAAAGAGGTTATGACTTAACATCTGTAACTGATAAGTATATTGAAATTATAGAAGAAATTATTTTGACAGATAATTTTTACAAATCTGATAAAGGAACTAAGTACTTTGATGATACTATTGAACAATTTGAAGTAGTATTAAAAATACTTAAAATTTGGAAGAGAGATTTAACTCTTACACCAGAACAATTATTAACATTAAAAACATTAGTATAATGAAACATTTAATAATGAACAATTTTAGTGAAACTGAACTATTAGAAGTACCAGTTCCTAATAAAACTTTAACTTATAGTCCTATTTCACATAGGGAAATAATAGAAGGTATTAAAGAACAACTGGATATTAAAGGTTTTAAGATTAAAACTTCTAATTACAAAGCTAATCATGAAGGAACTAAATTAATAGGTTATTATGGTATAGAACACACTGATAGTGAGTTAGGTATTATGATGGCTTTTAGAAATAGTTATAACAAGACTATGTCTGCAGGATTAGCAATAGGTGCTCAAGTATGGATTTGTGAAAATGGAGTAATATCAGGAGATATTTCTTTAATTAGAAAACATACTGGTGCAGCTAGCTCAATTGTTAAAAATAAAATTATAAATTCTATCAATGAATTTGATATTTCATTTAATTCTATTATTGCTGATAGAAACTTAATGAAAGAAAGAGATATAACAAAAAAGACTTGTTCTGAATTGTTAGGTAGAATGTATATTGAAGAAAAAATGATAACATCTACTCAGTTAGATATTATCAAAAATGAGTTATATTATTCAAAAGATTTTACAAATGATACTGTTTGGGATTTTTATAATAATATTACAGAAAGTTTAAAAACAAGCACAATTAATAATCATTTAAATGACCATGTTAAAGTACATAACTTTATCAAAAAAGAATTATTAACCTTAAAAACATTAGCATAATGAGTGAGATAGATAACTTACTGAATGAATTAAAAAATATGAAAGCTGAGGCTAGAGCACATTTACTTAATAACAAAGACACATGGAGTAAAATAGGAAACAAAGATTTATCTGGTTTAGGATTTAACTCTATTGATGAATTACAAGCATGGATTTTAGAAAACCCTTATAGCAATATTTAATATGAGAAAGTTTATAACAGATAATGATATTTCTTTTGAGCCAGGCTCAAGAAATAGTAGTGTAGTAACACTTATTGGATATGCTCAACATTTAGGTTGGTATCAAGGACAATTAGAAGATGCTTTAAATGATGAAATTAAAGTTGATGGATTTATTGGAACTGAGATAGATAGACTTTGGGATTATTGCAAAGCTAATAATTACAAAAAGTGGTGGACAACTAAAGAAGCTAGAAATCAATATAAATTCTAATGAAATCATTTCTCTTAAAATCAAATGCTCCTATTGTAAAATGGTCTATGGTTCCAGATAATACATTTTTTGAAGGTAATGTACCAGAAGGTTATGCTTTAGCTGTAGCACCATCAGATAATTATATTATATTAGATATTGATGTTAAGAATGATAAGAATGGTTATGAATTTATACCTGATAATATTTTATCTGAATTACAACAATCATTTATGTATAATACAAAATCAGGTGGAGCTCATTGTTGGCTTAATTATACAGGAGATAAGCAACTTTTAAATAAAGCTACTAAGTATGGCTTAGATTTAAGGGTTGCTAAAGGCTCTTATGCAATGGGCTATGTTAAATATCCACATAATGTAGATATTAGACAATGTATTCATTTAATTAAAAAAACTTCTTCTAATATGAATACTTGGCTAGAATCATTATTTCAAGGAGTAAAAGTAGATAATCAAATAAATAACAAATAAAAAACAAATAACATGGAAAATCAAGTAAACTCAGTAACAGAAGTTACTTCAGTAGCAAAGACTACTACAACAGCTAAAACAATCTCTAAAGTAGAATTAGCTTCAATGGTTGAATCAGGAACTAAGAAAGAAGCTATTGCAACTTATTATGGTTTAAATATTGCTCAAACAACTAAGTTGTTAAAATCAGCAGGTTTGAAAATTCGTAAGTTTCATGCACCATCATTTACTTTAGTAGACTAATATGACTAGAGAAGATATTCAAAATAAAGTTTTAAAGTTATTAGAAGATAAAAGTAGAGCAACAATTGCACTTTCAGGAGGTACAGGTAAAACCCTTATAGGATTAAGACATATGGAATCAAAGCAATTTGGTCATCATAAATTTTTAGTAGTAGCTCCAAAGAAATCTATTTTTGAATCTTGGAAAGATGATGCTAAAAAGTTTAATCTTGAATATCTACTTGAAAATATTACATTCTCTACTTATTTATCTTTACCTAAACAACGCCATGATTATGATGGTATTTATTTAGATGAGGTACATAATCTTAAATTAACTAAGAATGCTTGGATGAGTATTTATAAAGGACCAATATTAGGACTTACAGGAACTCCTCCTAGGGATGAAAAATCAGAAAGTGGTTTTATGGTAGATAAGTATTGTCCTATAATATATTCATATAATACAGATCAAGCAGTAGATCATTCTATATTAAATGATTACAGAATTGTAGTTCATTATGTAGAGTTAGATAAAGAAAAGAATGTAAAAGTTGTAAAACCACAAGCTACTTGGATGACTAGTGAACTAGCAATGTATAACTATTGGTCTAATAGAGTTGATAGTTCTTTTGGTAAAATGAAACAGATTGCTGCTATTCAAAGAATGAAAGCAATGCAAGGATTTTTATCAAAAGAAATTAAAGCTAAAACTTTATTAAATGATATAGGATTATATAGCAAATGTCTATGTTTTGCTAGTACTCAAGAACAAGCAGCAAGAATATGTCCTGTAACTTATCACTCTAATAATAAGTTTTCTGAATCTAATTTAGAAAATTTTAAAGTTAGTACTGGTATGCATAATAAATTATGTGCAGTAGAACAATTATCAGAAGGTGTTAATATACCTAATTTAAAGTTTGGAATTATCTTACACTCTTACGGCAATGAGAGAAAAGCTAGTCAAAAGATTTTTAGATTTCTTAGATTAAACCCTAATGAATGTAGTACTATACATATATTATGTTACAAGAACACAATTGATGAACAATGGGTTGAATCTGCTCTAAGTGGATTTAATCAAGATAAAATAACATACTTATAATGGAGAAATTTAGTGTAGACTTAAACAAATTATATACTAATAAACTAAAATTAGAAGAATGGTTTATTTTATATTGTTTAGTCAATAGAGAAGAAGAAATACTTGTGAAATATGTCCAAAGTTGTGGATCAATTGACACTGAAGTATTTTATAATTTGAGAAATTCTGGATTTATTATATTAAAAGATGCATTAAACTGCACATTTGATAGTATTATTGTGACTGAAATCACAAAAAACCTATTTAATGTGCAAGATAATGCACATTTTGATGTATTATTTAAAGAACTATTATCTGTTTACCCAAATAGTGTCAAAAGAATTACTGGTGGTACAAGAAGATTACATAATGATTTAGTAAGATGTAAGAAATTATATAGATCTTGTCTAGTTAACGGTGAAAATATAAATATAGACTTACATAAAAAAATATTATTATGTGTTCAAATGTATTACAGAGAACATTTAAAAGATAATAAGCAAGAATTTATGCAATTATTAGCTACTTTTCTTTCTCAAAGAACTTTTGAGCAATATCTGAGTGATGTTACTAAAATAGACATATTACCTAAATCAAACACTGACTATGACGCAATTTAAGCAAAGAATAGAACAAGGATTATCAGGTGAATACACTGGTTTAGCTAACGGCTTTAATAGAATCAATAAGTATATTTATAATATACAAAGAAGTTGTTATACTTTGATAGGTGGACTATCAGGTAGTTCTAAAACAACTCTTTGTGATTTTATATTATTGAATGGTTTACAAGATGCTAAAGCTAAAGGTGTTCCATTTAATGTTACTTATTATTCTTGGGAGATTGATGAAGTAAGTAAGAAAGCTAACTGGCTATCTATTATGATTTATAAAAAGTATGATAGAGTAATATCACCACAAACTATTAAAGGTTTAGGTGACTCTAGATTAACTGCTGAAGAATTAGAAATAGTCTATGCTGAATTACCTGAATTAGAAGAACTATTTGCACAAATAGATTGGCATTGGGTTCCAGAGAATCCTACAGGATTGTATCACTTATGGTGGAAAACAATGTCTGCTAAAGGTCAATTTACAATGATGCCATATACTGATGAGGAAGGTAATGCTAGAGAAAAAATAGTTAGTTGGAAAGCTAATAATAAAGAAGAATACAATATTGTAGTGTTAGATCACATGGCTTTAGGTCGCTTAGAAAGAGGATTTAATCTTAAACAAAATATTGATAAAATGTCAGAATATGTTGTTGCTTGTAGAAATATGTTCAATATGACATTTTTTGTAGTTCAGCAATTTAATCAAGGTTTAAGTTCAGTGGACAGATTGAAGTTTAAAGGTGCAGATATATCTCCACAACAAACTGATTTCAAAGACTCAACTAATCCCTATCAAGATGCTGATGTAGTTTTAGGATTGATGAATGCTTATAAGATGGACTTAGAAACAAGTTTAACTTATAATATTAAAGTTGAAGGTTTTCCTGGTAATTTAAAAGGTAAATACAGACTTCTTAAAGTAATTAAGAATAGATTAGGTCAAGATAATATATCTATTGGATTATATACTAAGCCTGAAGCTGGTTACTTTGAAGAATTACCTAGAGAAATGACAACAGAAGATTACACAATGTACTTAAACAAATAGAATGGGAAGAATTATCTTAGCTATCGGAAATCCTGGTAGTGGCAAATCTAGAGCCATATTAAATCTAGATGAGAATACAACTCTATTAGTTAAACCTAATAGAAAAGAATTACCTTTTAAGGGAGGTGCTGTGAAATACAGTACAGAAAAAGGCAATGTAGTAAATTGTTCTACATTTCCAGAGCTTAAAGTTATACTAACAAAAGCTAATGATGGTACAAAATTTAAAACAATTGTTGTTGAGGATTTTACTCACTTTTTAACTAACAGAGTTATGGCTGATGCCAAAATTAATGGTTTTCAAAAGTGGTCAGATTTAGCTGTTGACGTATTTCAAGGGTTAATTAAAATGGAAGAAAAGTTGCGTGATGATTTAAATGTGATAGTGATAGGACATACTGAAAGAAGTACTAATATGAATGGTGATACAGAAATTACTTTACAAACTGTAGGTAAATTATTGGATAACCAGATTAAGATTCCTTCTTATTTTACTTATGTTCTACATGCTGATGTAAAAGAAGTGAATGGTAAAATGGAATATTCATTTTTAACTAATTATGATGGCTTAAGACTTGCTAAATCACCAGAAGGTTGTTTAGATAAGTTTGAACCAAATGATTACAGGTTAATTTTGGATAAAATAGCAAAATATCAATTAGGAGAGTAATTTCTCTTAAATTTAAATTATTAATTATAAAAACAAAAAATTATGTTCAATTTTGAAAATGCAGAAGTATCTAAAGGTAATTACAAAGAAACTATTAAACCAGGAATTAGTGTAGTTAAAACTACAGCTATTACTACTGGTGTTAGTTCACAAAAACAAACTCCTTATTTAGAGTTTGTAGTAGAAGATAGTCATGGTGCTGAATTAAAACAACAATATTATCTAAGTACAGTTGTTAATCCAGGTAAACAAAAATCTGCTTGGGATATTTCTAAGAATGCAATCTTAGCATTAGTTGCAGCATCTAATAACTTAGATGAAGCTACAGCTAAAACTAAAATGCCTAATGCTAAATCTGCTGAAGAATTAGCTCAGAAATTAGCTATTTTAATGACAGGAAAAGAATTCAGATTAAAAGTTACAGGTGAAGAAAAGATTTCTCAAAAAGGAACTAAATATGTAGCTTCTTCTTTTGGTAATGGAGTATTTTGTGAGTCTAAATCAGTATCTGAAGCAGAAAGCAAATTATTCTTTAGTGCTGATAAGAATGTTAAGAAATTAGCTATTGAGCCAGCAGATACTACAGAAGCTCAATCAGCTTTCTCTAGTCCTGCAGCAGATTCAGTTACATTCTAATTTGTCACATATTTTTGTATATTTGTGACAATAAAACAATACTCTTTAACCCCGTAAGGTTAAAGAGTTTTTTAAAATAAATTTATGTTCAATTTTGATAGTGCAAGTTTACAGATAACAAAAGATGAAATACTTAAGTATATTACAGAGTTACAGATATTAGAAAGATATTGTAGTAATTATAATTCATTAGAATTTAGTTTTAAATCAGAATTTTATAATGATAGAAATGCAAGTTGTAGAATAGTAATTAGTGCATCAGGAATACCTTATTATAAAGATTTTGGTAATGGAGATTATTTTCTAGCATTTGATTATGTAAGCAGAAAGTATGGATCTAATTATCATGAAACTTGTAATATTATTGCTAATGACTTTGGATTAAAAGATAGTAACTTTAAAGTTACTCCTCAATTATTGTTAAGTAATGATACTCCTAAGTTAGTTAAAGTTAAATCTAATATTCAAGTGGTTGTAAGACCATTTAACATGTTAGATTATCACTATTGGAATCAATATCATATTTCACTAGCAACTCTACAATTCTTTAATGTCAAAGCATGTAAGAATGTATATTTAGTTAAAGGAGATAAGCATTATGTATTTAATCATAAGAATGATAATCCTTTATATTCTTATAAGTTCTTTAAAAATAATTCTGAATACCTTAAAATCTATAGTCCTTATTCTATTACTAAAGAAGGTAAGTGGTTAAGTAATGTAGGTGCAGATTGTTTACAAGGTTATGATCAATTGCCTGAATTAGGAGATATATTGTTTATAACTAAGTCACTTAAAGATGTCATGACTTTTTATGAACTTGGATATTCAGCAGTAGGTTTACAAGCAGAAACTAATAAATTAAGTAAAAAATCTTATAATGAATTGGTTAAAAGATTTAAAAGAGTTATCTTAGTGCTTGATAATGATGATCAAGGATATACTTCTACTGGTGATTTTTTATTAGAATATGATGTAGAATTTTTCTTTATTCCTAATGAAAAAGATATAAGTGATTACATTAAAAAATATGGCTATAAGAAAGCTTTTAACTTAATTAAAAAGAAACTAAAATGATAAATTTAAATTGGCAACAATTTGTTGAAAAGTATTCTCCAATAAAAAATACATTTGTAAAAGATGCTGCATGTGATGGGCACTTGTTTCAAGATACTAATCACTTAAAAGATGTTCCTAAGAATAAAATATGGACATTGTTAGATAATAATGATGGAGAAGATATGTTTATTACTAATGGTTTATGGTTTATTAATGCATTAGGGTATTTAGTAGCAAGAGAAGAATATACTTTAGAAGAAAAAACTGAAGTAAGATTAGAAGATGGATATGAAATAAAAGAATAATTATGGAAATAATAAAAGTAAGTTTTGATCCCACTGACATTTGGAATCATGAAGATTTTAGACAATTGATTAAAGCACTTAAAGAAAATGATTATTCACACAAAGGGTTTGAATATGAATTATGGATTATCACTACAAATGATAGTCTAATCTATATTAATGCAATTGCTGATCAATTTGACATTCCACCAGAAAGAGTTAAAATGTGTTTAAATGACTCTACTAAAGTAGGTATTATAATATTAAATAGTGACATTCATTTTGATAATGATCAAGTTATTATTAATACATTAAGACCTAATACTACATTACAACCTGTAGGTATTTTAGTAGATAGAAAAATAGATTATCCAGGTATGGGACTTAAGTATATTAAGAA